GGTGAATGAAGAACTCGTAGAACTGCGGCAGTTAATTGTTGATCTAACAACCAGGGTCGAAACACTAGAGGGGCCACCACCACCATGAGTATTCCGCAGTTCCTTTGGGTTGCATTAGCAGGCTCGGGGGCATTCGTAGCCGAAACTCAATTCAGCCCAACAATTACTTTAGGTTCTATTATCGTAGGCGTAGTCGTAATTGTTGTTTCCGGGCTATTTACAATTAGAAGTAACGTTGCAAAAATTTGGCGTGAAACGGCCGAAGGAGAAAGAGAAAGAGGCGATCAGTTAGAGCAAAAACTCAAGCAGCAGGAAGAGATACATCTTGAAGAAAAGAAAGCGTTAAACGATCAAATCATTCGTGAGCGTGAAGAACAGCAGACCATTCGCCACGACATGCGAAATGAGTTAGCAACCATAACGCTACAGTTGGATGCAGAGAAAGCAAAGCCCGATCTTTCTATGATCCTCGCACAGTCTAAGGAGCAATATGCACAGGCGATGATTGAACTTACCAAGCTAATTGCTGGCGTTACTGAAAACCAACGAGAGATTCTCAAAACATTGGTAATCATTCAGGAGAGGTTAAACGGTGAGAACCCTTGAACTGACAACACCGCTAATGCGCGGTGAAGATGTTAAATTGATGCAGGGTGCGCTAAAGCGCAAAGGTTACTACAAAGGCGAGACAGACGGAGTATGGGGCATTTTGTCCTCACAGGCCGCACAGAGGGCAAAGTATTGGCTAGGCTACAGAAAGCCGGATAAGGTAGCAGGCGATCTTCTACTGGCTTATCTACAGGATCGCAAGAACCCAACGAAGGTCATGGCTTTCTACCGCGCTCGTAGATTGCGCCTAAAGGCTAAAGTTCCAATGCGCGTGAAGGCGCTGAACGCTGCAATCGCCCGTATCGGAGAAACAGAGAATCCTCCAAACAGCAATAGAAGTCCGGCAAGTCTTTGGTACGGGCTAATCGGCGCATGGTGCGCCATGAGCGTAACAAGGAGCTATGTAACAGCAGGGAGCAAAGCATGGATCAGAGGGAAGTTTTACGCCTATTGCCCATTCATCTATCACGATGCAATGGGAGGCCGAAACAATCTAACCATCACAACGCATCCACAGCCAGGGGACGTTGTACTCTACGATTGGGGCAATCCAGACAGACTTGCACGACACGTAGGACTTTTCGAGGGTTGGCTACCGGGAAGCCAAGACCGCTTTACCGCTATTGAGGGTAATACAGGAGTAGGCAACGATAGCAATGGTGGCAAGCAGATGCGGCGTGGCGAGGGTAACGACATTCGCAGCATGAGCATGGTTCTAGCATTCGTCCACGTAGGAGGCTAGCGTGACCAAATCAGAATGGTTCCTTCTAGGCATTCTTATCTGTCAGATCATTCTACTGATTAGGAGTCTATAATGAGTCGTCCCGCAGAATCAGCAGGAATTGCAACCGCTCTAGCTTTTCTGGCTGCTCGCGCTCTAGGAGTAGATAACGACGATACGATCACAGGACTTGCAATCGTGATTGGTTTCGTGCCAGCCGCTATTACTTGGCTAGTGGTCTTACTTCGTAAGAAGTGAGCAGGTGGGAAGCCATTGGCTTAGTAGTTTGGGTTGTCGTATTCATCGGTTGTTTCATCTATCTGCTGTATACGGCCGGTACAAAGTAATCTAAAGGTTCGCTGCGCCACGCGGCGGAACGGAAGCCCCTTGGTTCTCTCCTGCCAGGGGGCTTCTTTTATGGGAGAGTATAAACACCAAGGCTCTTTCGGACTAACTTCTTTTCGTCAACCATTTTTTGCATAGTATTTCTAACGGACTGGTAGTTACCGCGACTAATCATGCGAGCAACTTCTGCGGGGCGAAGATCGCCATGTAGCCTAATAAGCGCGGTTATTGCATCTTGCAGCGGAGTACCTCTTTTGCCCGCACCACCATTGTAAGGCGATTTTCCTGATACAACACGCTTTCTAGCATACTCAGGCACAGGACAGATATCCCGATTAAAGTCGTCGGCCTCTTTAACTAACAAAGCGACCCTCTTTACGAAATCGGGATAGAATTTCTCCATGTACTCTCTACTGATTATTTCTTCCACTCATTCTGGAAAGCTTCAATAGCTGCATCGGCGCAGCGACCTATTCTCTCGTTATCCCAAACAGAGATGTTCATTGGGTAACGTTCTAGCTCTATTTCCATAGTAACCATGGCTTTATCGCTTTGAACTTCCGCTTTTTTCACCACACTGAATTCTGTCTGCAACCTCATTGTACCAACCTCACCTGTGGGGACTTGTTGAACTTGTAACCCGGCCCGAAATAAAACCATTGCATGAAGTGACGCATTGCATCCATAGCATGTTCATAATCCACACCGCCGACATAAACACCCGCTTTCTTCATGTTGTTGATCTTGCTGTAGAAGCCAGCTTTTGCGTAAGCTGCATTTTGCATTCTAAGCTCGATATCGTGCTGCTCGCAGTAAAGCATGACGACGCCGATTAGATGCGCTGACGTGAGAACCAATCCTTGCGGGCTATTGGGCCTGAACTCGAAATCCTCGCAGATCACCAAGTTTGGTTTCTGTGCTTTTAGGTGAGTAAATAGCTGTCCTGGTGTTAGCTTCCTTTGCCAAGGTCGCACAACTAACGTGCTATCTGTGATAGTTGCATTTACCAGGCCAGTTGTTCCTCCTGGGTCAATTGCCGTTATGTCCACGGAAAGTCCAGCGGTCGAAATAGTAGACGAGTAAAGTCACGTTCAGCTTCAACTGTAGTTACGCCCCGTTCAATCAGTACACCCTGAATATATCCAAGCCAGCGATTCAACTTATTAACAGGATTCTCACGAATCAGGGCTTTAAACTCCGTAATGAAGTCTAGAATGTCTCCATGCTCGATTCCGATCATCTGCTCATAACGTTCTAGACAGATTTTTAGGGCTACCCTGTATTCTTGATCTACGTCCACAATGCTCCTTACTTGAAAAGCCTTGGCTGGTCGATAGTCCAGGGGGCGAGTCAGGGGCAGCCACGACCCCCCGATGCGCGTTAGGACTCAATTCCAGCAATCCCTGGGGCAGATCGGCCCCTCGGCCCAGACCGCCACCGCAGGCCGAACCTTGGCTAGTTTGCGTATTGCCATTAACTGCAAGCTGCTACAAAGAAGATGATCGTAATGGTTAGTGCGGAACACCATACGATCATTGTTAGGAAGCTGTTATACATTTACTTCGCCGTTGCCCATGTTTTACCAACTCCGATATCCGCTTTGAATGGAATAGTCCAGCCGAGGATGTCTTTCGGCTGTGCAATCATAATCTCACGACACACAGCGGAGTAATCCTCAACGTACCCTTCCTCGACCTGCGCCAGAATACTATCGTGAACCGTAAGACACAACTTTGCCTTCTTAGGGTCAATCTCTCTGTGTAGCTTAATGCAAGCGTGGAGCGTGAGGTTAGCCGCAATGTTTTGTGGAAGGAAATTGATTGCTTCTCTATAGACGGCGTTCTTGTTTTCCTTCGTAATGAGATAGAATCGGCGACGATGCCCAAACGGAGATTCCACAAAGGTATAGTCTCTGTGTTTGTTCTTATGAACCAATTGCTCAATCGATTTCTCCCACTCTCCTACTGTAGTGAAAGTTTCCCAGACCCATGAGATATACTTCTGTGCTTCTTCAACAGGGATTTCATGCTTCTCTAGGAATGTTTCCGCTGACTGTCGATAGAACACACCGAAGTTCATGTTCTTTGAATTCGATCTTTGTTCTGGCGTGAAGTTCTCGCCATAGAATCTAGCAGCGGTTAGATTATGAAGGTCTTGATCCTTCTCGTATACCCCGGTTAAGAGTCTATCGCCAGAAAGTGCAGCAATTGTTCGTAGTTCAGCCTGTGAATAGTCCGCCTGGACCAGTAGTGTACCATCAAGAGCAAAGAACAGTCCTCTAATGTCAGGCAACCCTTCCTTAGTCCTAGTGACGTTTTGCAGATTTGGTCCACGACTTGCCAATCTGCCGGTACTCGTCGCGTGACGCGGGAGCGACGTGTAGATCCGGAAGTCTGGGTCAACTTCTGCCTCCCTAATCAAGCCGGTTAGATATGTACCGGCCTGTTTTTGTAGCTTCATGTATCTGTCATGCTCTTTTGCAATCTGTGAGATAAGAGCGCGTTTGGCTTCTGCATCTTCGGCTGGCTTCTTTACCATCTTACCGTCTTGCATGATAGCCGTGTGTTCACCGTCAAATGTGAATCTACCGTCTACCATTTCCTTACGTGCAGAAGCATCGACTGAACGCTTCATATCTGGCCGTGATTGCATTTCATGATGTACGCCGAATTCATCGTAATACACCACAGCCATTTGCTGATTGCTACCAGGGTTCAACAGTGGTTTCTTAATCAAGATTTGCAACGTCTTGACGATCTGATCTAGTTCCGGCTGAACCTCCGTCTCCAACATTTCTGCCGCACGATCCACGTCGTATGGCATACCCGTAACTTCCATACTGTGAAGAACATTCTCAGACGCAAGGAGCGTTTCTTTGTAAGGCTTCTCAAAAACTGAGTCACCCGTAGCTCGCTCTCGTAATAGCTCAAAGAGTTGGAACGTACCGGCGGCATCATAACCGGCATATTTGTAGAGCGCAAGGTAGTTGATGTTCTCGATCTTTTTGTATTCTTCGGACTCTTCATAATCATCACCGTATTTCTTCTTTAGGTCTTTACACGTCTTTTCACTTACCAACCGTCCAGTCTTTTTGAACGAGATTACGCTTGAGGGTGTATAGTAGGGCCAACCGAACTCTTCCATCAAGAGATATTCTAGTTCATGTACTCCACCGCGCTCATCACATGCCCAACTTAGGAGCATGGTATCTTCATCTACTCTGGCAGAAATCCCATAACTGTGTCGAAGGATCTTTGTGTCGAATATACCGTTGTGCCAACAGAAAGATTTATCTCTGGATGCGAAGAAGGGCTGCAAACAATTTTCAATGAAATCGGTATCTTCCCAAAGCCCTTGCCGCTCTCCGAGGACATAGCTAGATGCTCCATCAACTGCAAATTGAAGGCTAACGAGGGATGCTTTGTGTGATAATCCGCCGCGAGATTCAATATCACAGGCAATAGTTCCGGTTTTGGTACTAAGATGTTCGATGAGTTTTCTTGCATCGTCTCCGCTTTCGATTAGTGTGACCCGAGGCATTGTAGGCTCAGGTAGTGGATTGAATGCCCTACGAAAGTCTTTTACCAGGTTAGGGAATGTGGAATCATCACGCAGTACGAGTGCGGGATTGTTAGTTGCGACAACTGTGCAGCCACTTCTTTCAAGTCTGTAACCTCGGAAGCTGTCAATTGTACCCTTCCCGATAATACTAGTAACGGCTTCGGCTCCTGCGGCCAAGATGAGATTGACTTCAACTCTATCGAGTTCCGCTTTAAGACGTGGATTGCACGCTTCAATTGCCTCTTGCGGTACTTTGCCCGACTCTGGCGCACAAAGAACAACATTGCTTACGTACAACTCCTCTCTCTTTATCCCATTTTGCTTTAGCAGGTAATCTAGAACCTGACCGGATGGACCTGCAAATGGTCGCTTCGCCATAACGTCATGGAAGCCTGGTGATCTAGAAACAACTGCACCCTTACACTTCCCTGTGGGGAATTGCGAAGGCGCAAAGTCCCGTTTAGCTAGTGGACAGATTTCACACTGAGCTAGAGGATGTTTTCTAGTAATAGTAGGTTCAGTCGTGGTCATCTGCCTTCAATCCATACTTGTGGCATACTCGCAAGCTGCCATTCACCTTTGTAATCAAGCCACAAATCAACCTCGTAGTTATCGACCTTTAAGTATAGTTTGATCTCCAATAGTTCATCTGCTTCAATCGTTAGTACGTAGGGCCGATCACCCGGTAATTCCTGCATTCTTTCTGCAAGCACCTGACCCAAAGCGATTATCCCGGCCGGAAGCTTATTCTTAAGTTCGATTTCGATTTCGCTCATCTTCTATCTCTTCACAGTTCTGGTGTACCCAACCACCATCTTCATCTGGTTCAATCTCATCACCCTCTTCTATCCATTCGCCACAGTCTGTACATTTTGTGCGATAAAGGGCTTTCATGGCCGTCTGTGCATTAGATCGTACAAACCAATTGCCAAAAATGCACATCCTGTAAGAAATACCACAATACCAGAGAATGCATCAATCGGCATAACAAGCGCCGCAAAGATCATACAACCCATAAAGCCAACTAGACCAATCATTGTTTTACCCTCAATTCAATTTCTTCGGGAGCAGGATAACGCCATAGGATGGGCTTAGGATCACCTACTAGATCGAAGTCCCCATTACCTGCAAAACAGTCCCAACCAAAATCTTGTGCTGATTCCCTAACGTGACAACTATTAGTTGTGCAGCTGAGATAATCTCCACCAGGGCATTTGATTACCATTTCTGCGGTACAACGACGATCGCTATATTTAGCTGTTACTGTATGACCATCATCTATCCACTTAATGGCGTCCATAAATAACACGCTCCAAGTTCGGTTTGAAGAAATTTGGTCCTTTTAGGATTTTACCATCTTCTCTAACGATGGGCTTTCCATCTTCACCTAGCTTACTCATATTAGAAGCCTGAACCTCTTGGAAGCAACGATCAAAAGGAATACCAAAACTAACTGCCGTACCCACAACAACATAGACTAGATCGCAAATGGCATCGGCTAGATCAATTAGGTTTCCACGGTCCATCGCATCGATCAATTCACTAAATTCTTCTCGATGAAGAGAATCACGTAGCTCCCAAATTTCTGATGTTTCTTGCGTACATGATCCAGGGTCAATATCTACTGGCTTATCACTAACTGACAGACCATATGTCGTATGGAATTCTCTTAGAGCTTCTTCAACTGTTTGTGTCACGAATGTCCTCCAATCTAGCGATATAGCGATCTAGATACCATCTGGCTTTCTTTAGATCCTCTAGCCTATTGGCTTTACGCTTCTTACCTGCTCGACAGATATACTTGACGCAATTACCTAGATGGAATCCAAGCTCCCAAGCCTCAATTACTTTGATTGCTTCGTAGACGGTATCGCCACCGTAATGCGACGGGTGATTAATAGTTTCCAAATGCCCTCAATTGATCGAGATTTTCGCCACTAGGCACTCCCGGTTCGGGTAGTTCACCATACACCTCTACTGTAGTTGCTAGCATACCGATTGCAGTTGCTACATACTTCATTAGTGCCTGCCTACCACCGGGTGTATCTAGTCCGAGAGTCCATGCCCGATATAGATACATTCCTAGCTGGTTCTCCCAATAGGAATTAGCAAACGGAACCTGCCTACCGCCAAATTCTCTAACCCTTTCTGCATCTTTCGTTAGATCAAATTTCTTGTAGACATACTGCGTTAGCTCATCATCTAGGACTCCCTCGACGTAATCAAGAAATTCTGGCAATTCCATTACGTCACCTGCAACACAACGAAGATAACGACGCCTACGATGATTGCAACGAGTAGATCCCTTTGCCAATAATTGCCCATTAGTGCATCCTTCTCAGGTTGCCGTTCTTGATTGCCTCTAGCCTTGCTGCCGCAATCTGCGGTTCTAGTTCTTTACGGATTGATTGCATAACTTGAAGTTGATGTTTAGCTAGAGCAAGATCGGCTTCCTCTTGGTCGATAATTTCTTTCTCCAATAGGAGG